GTAAAATATTTCTTTGACTTTATTGTTCTGCCATATCGGATAGTCATCTTTGTACAAATCGATAACGTCTAGTATGTCATTTATGTCATCCATATTTTACGCAAGGTGGTTAAACTTGTTAGCTTAGTCTCCCGACTCAGCTCCTATTGGCGGCATCTCTAAAACACGTACCGTTATGTCTTTGACAAGGACCTCGGACCAAGGGCTATTGCAGCCCGAACAGTTACCGATTGCTTGTTCTTCTGAATCTACCTCATTCTCACAACTTTTGCAATAAATTCTCTGATAAACTTCAGGTTGAATTACAGGTATTTCTTGACCATTTACAGTCGTATATGATATAGGCTTGCCCTCTTTAATTAACTTCATTATGTAATCTCTAACACTGATAATAGCACATGTAATCTGTTGGCTGTAGCTGCAGTGGCTTTTATTATGTCGCCTTCGTTAGCTACTAACGGTTGTGATAACGCTTCCATTGACGTATTAGCTGCAACTGATTTCACCGTTTCTATTGCAAATACCGCAGAACTTCTTGTTAATGTTAGTGTAATTGTGTCCGCGCTCCCCGAATCGTTGGCCACGCGTATTGATTTAATAATAGATGTAGTGGACGGTGTAGCAGGCACAGTTGTATCATCTGTTGTCGGCACAGTATATATTGTGGTCGCATCCGTAGTTGTTAAATCAACTGGTTTTAATAAAAATGTATCAGCCAACGAACCAACTCCTTGCTAAATTTTCATCTTTTGATTGTTGTTCATAACTAAAGTTTAACTGTGTTACAATTTGTTCTAGTTCACGAATTAATATGTCAAACTGTGATCGTTCATATTCTGTTGTTGCTTGTGGTAATCGACCTACTATTATCTTAGCCATTAGCGTCCTCCATCTGGTTTTACATCTAATCGCAATGTTCCAAATCTCCATTGATCATTAACAGCACTACTAGATATAACAATATTTGCTTGTCGACCACGTCCACGCGTATCAATTTTTGTAGTTGTAGGTGTTACAGTAGATGCATTTATTCTAACATTTGTGTAGTTTGTAACTTTTCTGTTACTAGCATGAGCAACAGCTGACGTTCCATTTGTGCCTCTAGTTATGGTGCCACCTAATTCATTTGTTGTTTTGTTATTGTCTGTGTATGTAATTAATTCTGTTCCAATCAATACAGTTCCTTCTAGTGGAAATTCATTTGAATCTTTTAATGATATAACAGAACCTGACGGTGAAGTAGCTGACATTGCTGATGACAACGCTGTAGTACTTGTTGTTTGTGAATAATTTTTAAAACTTAACAACACATCGGCACTGCCTTTTTGTTGTTTAAAGTCAGGTATAAAACGACCAATAGACAACATGTCTTCGCCGTCTTGTATGTCAAAATCACCTGATTGTAAAAAACATTCAATGGCATTAACGTCATCATTATTACCGTCTTCATGAGAATAAATAACAGACGCACCGTCTGTTAAACCAAGAACAGTTGGAGTCGTTCCTAAAGTTGTAGGCTCATATTCTGTAGCATAAGGCACTTGATACACACCTCTGTCTAACCATGTAGTTCTAGCCAATGAATTTGTATACCATAGATTTTCTAAATAATTATATGTAACAGAACGATCTATAAAGTCAGATTGTTCACTAGCATAGAACCAAGTTATTTCGTTAAAGTCTGTGTTTAATCCTACATATACTAATTGTTGTTGTGTAATACTAAAATCATCAAACACATAATCTTGCACTGTACAGGGTAATTTTTTAACAGCACCATCAAACATATAGAAAGCTTGCTGACTCATCCAAAAACTTGTGCCATTTACATCAACGGCACAATGCGCAGACACTGCTCCGCAGTTAGCTGCAAGTTGATTAAGACCAAATATAAAAGGTGGTCCTACAAACTGCAATGAATGCATTGATGTATCTGTCCATATTAAAATAGAACCCCTAGACCTTACAGCTGTCATTATTTTAGAACCATCTTGTATTCTAAATGACCCAGCTGTATTTATGCTAGAAGGAGACCATGTTGTAAAATCTTCCTGGTTAGAAAATCTAAGGAATAAATCATCTTGTGACGTTGTGCTGCCTATTGTTGTTTCTGTACCCATTAAAATTAAATGTCTGTCAGGTGTAGATAATATTAAATGTCTAGATGCTGTTGGTGCATTTCCACTAGCAACTGCAGCTCTAGTAGATGCTCCTGCCGATTTATCCCAACGATACAAAGAACTATTACTAGCAAGCGCTAGTAAATCTTCACCAAAGTTTTCAAATACCCAATATCTAGAATCAATGGTTGTTTCTGTTTGTGTAGAAGGCTTGTTCCAACCTATGTAGTTTGTAGCTGAGTTTGATACATCTAGTATAATTGTAACAACTGCATCATCAGCATGAGCCGCTGCTACGTGACTACTTGCAGTATTACCAGGAGAAGAACCTGAAGCAACTGTGGTTGTAGTATTAATAGTTGCTATTCCACGAGTCACAGTTAGGTTATTACTTGACACACCTGTAACTTTCATAATCTCTTGACCTACTAAAATAAAATCACCGCTTGCAAATTTACTGCCATCATCAACGGTTAGTGTTGTTGCACTGTTGTTTATACCACTGCCCATATTAACTGCGTCAGTTATAAGCGTTCCATTTACACCGTTCCATGCTGAAACACCCCAACCATAACCATAAATGTTTGTTTCTGGTCCAACACTAATTTGATATTCTACATCCACGGTGCTCGATCCACCGCCAGTTGCACTTGAGCTAGCATTACTTGAATGAGTAACAGTGTACTGACTAGGACTAATAACAGATGTGACCTCAAACTCTGCGTTCATGTCAAGACCACCAACAGCTGATGCATTACTAAATGTAACAAAATCACCTACCGTTGCACCATGACCAGAATCAGTTACAGTTACAACAGCTGATCCACTAGTAGTAACAAAAGGATTTGTAAGATTACTTTCTGTTGCACGAACAGGTGTAATATCTGAAATAGCTCCTTCAATATACAAATATAATTTTCTATCTGTTCCAAGAGCCAAGTGTCTTGTGCCATCGAGCGAAGACCAAGCAAACTGATCACGCTCCACTCCTATTAATTTATCGCCTGTAAGTTTTGTCCAACCACCTATTTTTTCTGGTTTACCATAACGAAAACGTATGTTCTCACCATCAATCCATTTACCTTCGGCACCATACTCAGTGCTTTGTTTATCAAACCCTGGTGCAAATTTTATTGAAGCTAATGGCATTATACAATCCTCACAAATTGGTAATTTATGGATCCGCTACCGCCGTCACCACCAAGTCTTCTGCCAATAGTAGGAATTTGAGCAGAGCCACCACCGCCACCGCCACCATTAGTGCCATCTGTTCCGTCTGTACCACTACCTGATGAAGAACCACCAGAGCCACCACCAGAACCTGCTCCACTGTTACCTCCAGCTTTACCATCAATTCTACAGTTGTCACCACTACAATCTGCTCCTATGGTTCCAGCGCTACCAGCAGCTGTAGTTCCAGAAGATACAGAAACACCTGAGGTTGTTGTGCCTGACGTAACTTGACCAGATACAGAAATAGCACCGGCCGAACCTTGAACGTGTGTAACACGTGGTCCTGACACTGAACCATTAATAGACTGAGCTCCACCGCCACCTCCAGCAGATAATATAGTTGTGCCATTTTCACGAACAACTGTTGTTGCTCCACCATCACTGGCAACACCATTATATGTAAAACCACTTGACGCTCCAGCAGAACCTCCACTGCCAACAGATATAGTTAGATCTTCTCCTGCAGTAACAGTTAAATATACTCCAGCAGCGTATGCTCCTCCACCACCGCCACCACCAGCAGATTCTCCACCAGCTGAATCATAATCATTACCAGCAACACCGCCACCGCCACCTCCTAACGCTGTTACAATATAAATTGCATTAGCGTCTGTTGGGACAGTAACTGTACCTGTTGTAGATGACTCACTTGTGGTTACAAATTTTGTAGTGTCAAAAAAATCAGAAAAATTAATTGGATTACCTGAACTAGGTATGGCATTACCACTACCATCAGCCGCCCCAGCATAAACTAACGATCCTGCAGAATAATACTCGGATAAACTATTTGGCTGAGAGCCACCCCATTCTGCAACAATTTCTGTAGTATTTAGTGAACCACTAGCTTTGATAGTCATTACTTAGACTCCTTTAGTGTTTCAACCTCTTTCTTAAGCTCTTTGATTGCTTCGATAAGAACACCAACCATGTTGCCATAAGCTACACTTAAGTATTCTTGTTTGTCGTGTACTACTTCAGGTAAGATTTTTTGTACCTCTTGTGCGATAACCCCGGTCCTTGCTGCACCGTCCCTGTTAAAGTATACACCACGCATGTCACATACTTTGCTTAATGCGTTGTCAATAGTTTTTATATCTGTTTTTAATCGTTCGTCAGAGAATGCTGTAACTTCGTTATTAAATGTTGCAGCGCCGGCCGCGGACATGTCAAGAGTTAGTGCTGTGATAGCTGAACCACCATCATCGCCTTTAAATATAATGTCTTTATCTTGAACAGCAGAAGTGATTACAAAATCACTTGAGGAATTAGATAAAGAACCAAACTCAGTTCCATCATCTTTAAGATTTATATTACCGCCATCAGCATCTAATGTTATATTATCAGCAACATCAATTGTTAGAGTACCAGATGATAGATCTATCTCTGTTCCATCAATCGTTATGTTATCTACAATTATTCCAGCATTAGCAGTTACAGTGTTGTTAAACGTAGCAGCTCCTGCAGCAGACATGTCAAGAGTTAATGCAGTTATTTCAGAACCGCCATCGTTGCCTTTTAACAACATGTCTTTATCGGACACAGCGGACTTAATTACTAAATCAGAACTTGAATTAGCAAATCTTCCAATTTCTGTTCCACCATCTTTTAATATAACATCACCACCGTCAGCATCTAAAACTATATCTCCAGCGACATCAAAAGTTAAATCACCTGGATCGTTTGTAATTGTACCAGCAGAACCAGAATGTGTTAATTGTAAATCATCGTCAGCACCAATTTTAATAATGCCACCATCATCAAGTAAGTCTAAATTACCTTTAACGGTTGGGTTTAAAAATTTATTCTTTAACGATTCGTATGTAAAAGTTGCCATTAGTGATCCTTAAACCTCCATCCAAAAGTTGAATCTTGATACACCAGTGTAAATCCAGCGCTCTCTGTTGCCACCACCATTTCATCACCTGCTGTTTGTGCCATAATTTTTTCACTTCCAGGTTCTACGGTTAGTGCATTAGTATCAAATGTTCCTTCTGAATCTACAAAAGAAACCTCATCACCTTGTGATGGTGATGCCGGTAGTGTTACAGTCACTGCACCACCACTTGTATCTACAAAAATATTATCTCCAGCAAATGCTGTGTACGCAGATGTTTTTTCAATCCATGTTCCACCGCTTGTTTCTAATTCGTACCATGATTTTGCACCTGTAAAAGCACTAGTTGCTGTGTCATCATGAACTAAATAATAACTTCTATTTGGTTCTAATACAAAAGTGTCAGTTCCATCCGTTACTGTAATTCTGTATGCTGTATTAGCGTTACGTAAAAAATATGTTTTTTCTACATCAGGAAAAGTAACAGTGCAGTTTTGATCAGCACTGTGAAACACAATTGCTGCTTGTCTAGATTGATTTTCAGCTTGTGCCTGTGGACCACTGCCTGTTGTTAATGTTAGAGTAGAATTACCATTAGTTGTAATAGGCAATACTCCAGATATTGCTTGCTCTAAAGATTGTGATAAATTGTTATTAGTTGTAGTACCCCAAGAACCTGACTGTTCTCCGTCTCCAATAAGTTCTATTTTTAATCTATCCGAATATGTTGATGCCATTATATTTTACTCCAGGTTTCACTACCACCAGTTGAATCATCTACTTCCGTCCAAGTTTCACTACTAGATTGACTGACTTGAGACCATGTTTCATTAGTTGTATCACTTACTTCCGTCCAAGTTTCACTACTAGCTTGACTGACTTGAGACCATGTTTCATTAGTTGTATCACTAACTTGAGCCCATGTAAAGGGTGCAACGCTATTGATTCCCGCTGCTAACTCATTTCCGCTAGGAAATGCGATTATTGGGAGTTGACTCCCGGTCACCGATCCTTGGGCCGCGGTCATCTCTAAATTAGCGCTTGATATAACAACTGTTGGATTAGACACAGCACTTCCTATTGCTGTGCTCACTAAATTTGTTGTTGCCTGTATATCAACAAAAGGTAGTGCGCTGCTAAAAGTTTGCGTACCTAATGGGTGAAATCCTAACATTTTTCTTCCTTCTATTTCGCAGATCATTCTATCACTAAACAATTCAAATTTACAACAATTTGTTATTTAAATGAAGGTCCACCAACCCAAATTACTAATGATTTTCTTATTCCTTTAGTAACTGGTGTAACTCTATGTAATCTAAAACTTGGAAAACAAACAGCACAGTTTTGTTCCCTAGGAGCATTTTTTGGTGCTCCTCCAGTCCATATTTGTAAATCACCACCTTCATATTCATCTGGATTTGAAAGCTGTACTGTTATACTTAATTTTCTAGGTAATAATGATTCAACTCCACTATCTACATGCCAGGTATAATGCATATCAGGTTCATAAACTGTGTATTGCACAGCTTCTGCTAAATCAGTTAATTTAAAGTTATAAAATTGATTATTAACAGTAACTGCTAACATTCCTAATTTTTCAAATAAAAACTTTGTTTCTGAGTTTTCATATAACCATTTAATTTTAGAATTTCTAACATCACTATTAGAATTTTGTGTAGTAGCTTTTTGAAATTCTATTTTATCAATTATATTTTGTATCTGATGTAATTCTTCTTGAGTAAAAAAGTTATTACTTTGTGTAAATTCTGCTTTTGTTTTATCTGTTGTTGACGTAATTAATTTCATAAATAAACCATTAAATTTAAATAATCTAGAACAGGAGCATACTTCCAACCAAAACCAAATAGAAAGTTAGCAGCATAAATAAACCCATTAATAATTATTATTTTAGTTCCTAAGAATACAAAGATTACAAATAGAATTGTATTAATTAATCCGTAATTTTTGTAAAAGTTAATTAATTTTCTTAATAAAGGAAAATTCCATGTCATATTTCTTCTAACCTACTTTCTTTTTTTTCGTTTATTGCGTGAACATATTTTTCTATACTACGACAAGAGTCAGGATAAAAATAATTGTGATATTTTTTTTCAAATTTTTCATAAAGCGGTACTTCTCCAATATTAAATTTCTGCCTTACTTCTTCTAAATCACTCTCTAAAAAATCTAATGGGCTACGATAACCAATTTCTTTTTTACACTTTTGCAAAACTTCTTTACATTCTTTGTAGACTTTCCAAACTTCTTTATCTTTGGTTGTTCTTGCAACCGCTAAGAGAATAAAAAATCCAATTATTTTAGAAGGCTTGTAGTCTAAAAGATGTCCTGTGACTTCTTGAATTAAAGCTTCACCAAGTGCATGAGTATTGTATTTAAACAATGTATGTAAGATATCGTGAGAAACTACTGTATGACGAGATAAATTTGTTCTTACAACATCAAGACGAGATTTGACTTCTTCATCTTTAAATCTTTGATTGTAAAGAGTTTCAATTCCAAAATTCGCACAAATTTTATAATACTCTTTGCCTACTGTTCCTTCAGGTAATGAAGCTAAATATTTTTTGTCCATTAATATTGGTAAAACTTTATTTTCAACGTACTCTTTATCGTTATGTTTTCTACCCCATACAACATCTTGTCCTAAAGTTGTTTGAGTAACTTTATTCATCATCATAATACCAAACGGAAATTGCATTTCTCTATATAATGTTGTGACAGGAACACCTAACTTTTCGTTTTCGTTTTGATGTTCATAATCAACAGTATAAAAATTAACTATGTCTTTTAATGATTTTGTTATTTTTATTGGATTCCACATATAACTACCTTGATATTAAAAATATTCTTAAAATTTTATCTGATGTATTTTGCACTTCAATAGAGTTGCTTGTAAATTTTTTACATGAATATTGATTAATTGCAATTTCACCTACAGTACAATTTTGAGTAAAGAAAATATATTTTGTTGAGTTTGAACTGTAATCTTGGTTAATTGTTTTTGTTTCTCCCACAGAAATATCTAAAACATCTATGTCAAAATTATTATCTTTAGCTAAAAGACAAAACAATCTTGTGTCATCTTCAAGGGCTTCTATTTTTTGATTTGTCGCTAGTAAATATCTATTTGAATTAGGACTGATAACATCATAATCTGCGCCAAACTTATATGTAAAAATATATTTATTATTAGCAACAGATTCAGCTAATGTACTTTCAGTAAAATCACCATTTTTAACTTTATCGTTTGCATTTAAAACTAACATTCTTTCAACATCAGTTTCAGTTATATTATCATTCCAATATGAAGTTGTTTGCACTTTACCTTGAATTAATGATAATCTGTTAGTTCTAATAAAAACTTTATTGCTTTCAGTATCATATTCAATGCTTTCAGGTTTTAGTACATCTTCCATTGAATCTCGTTCTATAACTTTACCCGTATCACCAGATACTATTGTTATTTCAAATAAATCATCAATATTCATATACCACGAAGGATCTTTAGCATTAAACTCGTATTTTATTGACATTTATATACTCTCGCTTTCTATTGCCTCTTTTTCTTCATCAAAATTATTAAGATGATATTCAAATTTTTCTTTTTTTCTGTCTATTATTTCATGTGTTGTAAAATTAACATAATAATTGTCTGTGCTATATCCAAGTTCCTGTAGCCATTCTTCGTGTATTTTTAATTCAAAATCATAATGCATTTTATCCCAATCAACGTGACCGTCTCTTAACAAAAAGTTTTTAGGCTCTGCTGAAAAGTTTGTAGGTATATAATCAGTTCGTATTAAATCATCTAAACGAATAACACCGTTAACTATATGCTCACAAGCATTTTCTGCATAAACAGATTGTTTTTTTTCATATTCTAAAATCATTCGGTTATAGTTACTGTTCCTGTGACACCTGATACAAATTGAGAAGCAACAGCGCTCCACTGCCAAGTTGTATCAGTAAAGCCTTGTGAGGGACTCTGATAAGTTGCTGCTGATCTATTTAAAGTGAGTGTGCCGTTATTAGGACTAGTCATAGCTCCAGGTATTGATAAACTTGTCCAACCACTATTAGCAACATTGCCAGAAACAGTTAAGAACATATTAACAAGTACAGCTCCTACTTTAGTAAGAGATTGATCTGAAGACCATCTCTTAATAGTTGGATTAAAACCACTTGAAAATGCAACAGATTGAGGGTTATTGCTTAATGAACCAAAAGTAGCGACTACACCAGTATCAAATCCCTTGTCAGGGAAATTTCCACCTTGAGTACCACTAGTCATACTATAACTATAAACTGTCGGAGCTGGGCTTGTATTATTTGCTCCATAAAAATCATCTAATGATATTTGTCCTGATGTCGGTACATTTGCGTTATTGGAGTGGTTTGCAACTAATGAGCCACCTCTATAATATTCATTCATTGCATGAGGAGCAGACCCCCCGTATTCACCTACGAGGGAATTAATACTAATTGCACCACTACTAACAATCGTCATAAAAATTTTTTAACCTTTTTTTATTTCGTCAACTTCATTTTTTAATTCTTTAATTGCTTGTACTAAAAGGGGTACTAATTTGTCATACCATACTGTTAAATACTTATCGTCTATTGGAGCTTCAGTAACAACTTCTGGTAAAACAGCTTGTACTTCTTGTGCTGATAAACCAACTTGTCTTTGATTGTTATCATATCCAAGTGATTTTGCTACTTCATTTTCTTTAAAATAATAACCGCTTAATGCTTTTACTTTGTCCAAAGCATTATCTATTGGTCCTTCAAAATCTTTTAAACGAGAATCGGAATAAAATGCTGTTACGTTGTTAGTTGCTCGAATTTCCCCAGCGGTTCCTGATGCTGCTGTGCCAACACCTAAACTATTTACTTGTGCATTTGAGTTTGTTGTAAAGCCACCAGTTGGTCCTGTAGGTCCTGTAGGTCCTGTCGGTCCTGTTGATCCAGTAGGTCCAGTTCCACCAGTTGGTCCTGTCGGTCCTGTCGGTCCTGTTGACCCATCACTTCCATCACTTCCATCCGATCCCGCTGGTCCTGTCGGTCCCGCTGGTCCCGCTGGTCCCGCTGGTCCCGCTGGTCCCGCTGGTCCCGCTGGTCCCGCTGGTCCCGCTGGTCCCGCTGGTCCATTACTTCCATCACTTCCATCACTTCCATCCGATCCCGCTGGTCCTGTCGGTCCCGCTGGTCCTGTCGGTCCCGCTGGTCCTGTCGGGCCAGTTGGTCCTGCCAAAGCTGCATTTGCAATAGTTGCTTTTCTAATTGCACTTGCTGACGTATCATAAACTGCAATAAGGTCATCACTTGCAATACTTGTTTCAGCAGTTTGACCAGATACAACGTCACCTGCTACTGTTCCTGTAACTGTAATACCAGTAGCAGTGGTTTCTAATTTTGTATTATTATTATGTTTTAATAATATAGAACCACCTAATGTATATCTAAGTCCCTCGTGTCCATCAGCTACTCTTTTTAATGAAATTTTAGTTCCATTAGACCTAATATCAAAATCACCTGTGCCATTGTCATCTATGTATGAGTTAGAACCATCGTGATATATTTGTAAATCTTCTCCAGCACCAAATGTAGCTTTTCCGTTATCAGGAACTTTAATGTCACTATTAATTACCAAAGCACCTTGAGCAGACATATCAAGAGTAAGAGCTGTTACTGTTGAACCACCATCACTACCTTTAAATAAAATGTCGTTGTCCGAACCACTGGTGTGAATTTCAAAATTATTACTTGATTGAATAAATGAACCAAATGTAGTTCCACCATCTTTTAAAGTGATGTC